AAGGCCGTGCGCGCGGAGGCCCAGATACTTGAGAAGTTCGCCGAGCGCGTCCGTTTCTACGAGGCAAAGCTCCGGGAGAACAAGGATCTGCGCATGGAACGCCTGATCAAGAACCACTCACAGATGCTGGCACTGCTGGATGGCCTGCGCTTGGTGATCGACATTCCCAAGGAAATGGTAGAGGACACGCGAAATAAGCTGGTGGATATGGCCATCGAGCGCCAATCTGCTATCAGCGCCGACCACCCGTTGGTGACTGAGTTCTGGGAGGCGTACGACTACCTGCAAAGCTGTGGCGACACAGAGTGTGCCGTGAACCACTCTCGCGACCCGCAACGAATTGCGGTCAACCTCAACGATTTCATCGCCAAGGCAGCAAGGCGCAGCCAGCCGGTGCCCGACCTCAAACTGCTGCGCGCGTACCTTCGCGATTCGCGGCGGCACAAGCTCATTGATGCAAACCTCACTGTGAACAGCGCACTCAAGGTTGATAGCACCCGCAAGGGAATCGCGGTCAGGTGCTGGGTGTTCGAGAAATGACCAACGGAGACAACATGCAACCTGACCTGCTCCCTAACGATCTTTCCCCTAACCTCATTGAGCTGCACTCGGTCCGACTCCAATCCGTTGTCGCGCTCTACGCGGCCCGGACGAAAGAAGAGCGCGACGCGCTGTATAAGCAGGCCGCATTGCTCTCCACGATGCTCGATCTGCCCGTACCGGTGCTGCCACCGGCTCGCAGCCACGTTGTCAACGCGACGCTCTCAGAATTCTGGGCTTTGGTCGAAGAGGGTGTAGCCGCTGGGCACCTGTTTAACCATTCCCGCGCTGATGATCGGCTGGCCATCAATCTGCTCGAGGCCAGGGCTGCTGCGGTTCAGATGGGCCGGCCGCTGGCTCATGGCTCGACGCTGCGTCGCGCACTGGAAGTCTGCCCGCGACTGATTACGGCGAATCGCACCGTGAACAGCCGTGTGCGCGAAAAGGCAGGAAAAGGCATCGCAGTCCGATGCTGGATTTTCAAGAAGTAGTAGCAGTAAGCGGGCCGGCGGGAGGAGCACCACCTCCAACCCCAAGGCCATCCACCAACGAAGTTCAGGAGAGAACCATGCAACAGATGAACGGCAAAGCCATTTCCACCCTCGCAAAGTCGCTGGGTTCCGGCACCGGACCCGGAGCGAAGGCTAACACGGTGGCGACAGACGGGGGGAACTGTGGGAATCCGGCCACGGAGCCATGCGCCACCTTGACCATGCACGTGACCCACGGCCAGGTCATCGTCACCGCCATGCTGGAGATGGGCGGGCTGCACGTGGCTCAGCGTGTCTTTGAGCGCCGCCGTGGGAACAAGACGGGCTGGGTCATGACGAAGGGCAGCGAAACCTTCATGGCCGAGGCTGAATGGATCTCCAGTGAGCTGGCTCTGATCGGGGATCGCATTCCGTTCCCGTTCGCACTGGCCAACATGCTCCCCGGCCGGAAGGCCAGCGCCGCCGCTGTGGCCCAGGCTGCTCAGGAGGTGGCCAATGGCTAAGTCCATCGTCCTGTTCGGCCCCCAAGGTAGCGGCAAAGGCATCTACGCCGAGTTCATCTGCGCCAAGCACGGCCTGGGGAGCTTCATGGATCTGGAGGACGTCCAATTCGCGGGGGAGCGGCTGCGACGGGAAGGCGTGCTCTACCTCACGTGCAGCCGTAGCTATGGCGAACGCGCGGCCGGGCTACTGGGCACTCCAATGCTGGAGCTTGGTGAAGCCCTCGCCGATCTCGGCGTGGGGATTCAGCATAAGGAGGTGGGCCATGGCTGAGCTGCTCATGGTCATGCTGCTGGCCCCGGCCATTGGCGGTGCCCTCGTCCACCACCTGTGGACCAACCGCCCCGCTCGTCCGCGTCATAGCGGGCTGGCGGTTGGTCAGATCCCGCAGCGCCTACGCCGTCGCGGCCGTATGGCGGTTCGCCGCGCTGGAGGTACCGCATGACTCAACAACAGCTGACGCCTCCGCGCCCGATACCCGCCTGCCCAGCTGGACACACGGCGCGATACATCCATGACGGCAGGGGACTGACTGCAAAAGGCGGTGACTTCATCGAATGCCGCTGCAGCTGCACCGGTAAGCACGCCACTTTCGATCTAGCGTGGGCGCACTGGTACAAGATGCACGGATTTTTACCGACGCGGGTGGTGGTTGCGGCGTCGATTCCCGCGCCTCAACTGCAACTTCGACTAGTCGAGAAGGTAGGTTGATGGCTACGCAAGGAAAGATCGGAGGGGGCCAGTTCGCAACCTTCTGGATGCTGTTTGGCCAGTTCGGCCCAACTCTCACGGTAGAGCAGCTTCGAGACGCCTACTTCCCCTCATCCACGCTGAAAACAATGGCCAACAAGCACACGGCTGGACTGCTCCCTCCCAGAACAGGTGGTGTGTACGACACTCGTGACGTGGCTGACTGGTGGGACGAGCAGCGAAAAAAACGGGCGTCTTAGTCACGCGAAAAAACGAGCCGCCGAGAGGCGGCTCAGTTGCATAGAACGTGGAACCATTCTGCCAGACCGGCTCTGCTCAGCAGACCGAGCATGCGAGTTCTTTCATCCATTTTAGACAACGTGTGAACTGCGACTTAGAATGTGCATGTAACATTGGACTCGATTTTTCGGGTAGTGATTCCCGAACCATCTTTCAACACCGTCCTTATCCTACCAACCTTAGTTTCCCCGGGATTGGATCTTTGACATACCCAGTTAAACATGGCTGGAGAAGGAGCATAAGTCTGGTACGTATGGGACCCACCCCTACAGAGCCAGCCCGGCGGACATGTCACAATTTCAAGCGTCAACTTCAGCGGGAACCGCGGGTGCCCAGTGAAGTTCATTGCCACTGGGATACTCGCACCCGTGCCTGAGACGTCTGGGACGCTTTCCAGCTCGAATTTCTCCGTGATGACGGACACACCCAAGGGCGAAATTCTTTCGATGGGCATAAAAAAAAGGTCGTTAGCCCACGGCGTGCCTGGATTGCCTCTCCCGTGAACCAACCCAAATGCCGTATTGCCAAAATAAACAGGTCCGCCACTGTCGCCGTGATCGTTCATGAGGCTTCCGTTGCCACTAGCGACTCGCACGTACGTACCAGCGACATTGTTGAAATTTGCGGCAAATTCCGGGTCAACAATGGTTCCACATGTGACTCCGGTGACCATCCCGGATTTGCAGACGCTGCGTCCAACAGTCATATCACTTAACGACGCTTCATCCGTGATAGAAAGAGTTGAGCCTCCGGCGATAATCTCGTTTTTCTGCGGCCAGATCACGCCATTTTTTCTCTGGGCACCCCACTGAACATCAAACGACCCTGCAGCTGCCTGACCCTTAAAAAGGATGCTTACCGTTGGATTCCTATGAGTGTTGTTGTCATCGCAGTGTCCCGCAGTAAGGATGCCGAGCTCACCAGTTAGGTCTTCTACGACGTTGAATCCAGACGTACAGCTCTGGGTAGCACCTTCTAAGAGACGCCCGCCGGAGACGTTCGTCGTTTGGATGAACCCTGGAGTCTCCTTGATCGTGACGAAGTCAACAGCCCCTAGAAGTTTGGAAAGAACTTCCCCAGCGTGATCCGGATCAAGCACATAGACGATCAATGACGAGGTCCTGACATCAACTTCCGAGGCGAAATCCATCTTGGCGCTGGTCAACTGCACGCCGATTTCTTCCTGAGTTGCTCGTAGTAGCTCAAGTGACCGAGGTGCATTCTCAGCAACAAAAACCGGATCCTTCGTGTACTTCGCAAGTTGCTTCGCGGCATCTCCGGTAAATCGCACCACCACCCTAAATTCGGGATCGTGTTCTATGTAGAGGCCGGCGAATGTATCCGGCTGCTCACGCGCCAGCCTTCCATTCAATGCTCCGGCGTCGTGCTCAAATTGCATTCGCTTCGACGCCTCAGACGTGCTGACTCCACGATACTCAGCGTATTGCCGCGTGCCTGCCTCACTATTCTGTGCGAGTGCTTGCGTGACGGCGAGCGGCGCTAGTGCTACGGAAACTGCGAGCAAACGGGCGATCGGCCCATATAAAACCTTCATCTAACGTCCTTTTCGGCATGAGGAATTGAGGAGACAATTAGCCTGTAAGAACCCGTCTGGGATTCTTCCATCAGCACAGGGCTAGTCAACGCATCAGTAGTGTCATCAAGCTAACGCCTGGCGCTGTGAAACATACCGCATCGGACGCCATCAAGTAGTGACTTGAATCGCAATTGCCTTGCACGGGGGACATGAGCTTGGCGTAGCCATTTGCGACGCTGCCCTCGGCCTCCTGCACCATTGGTGTACCAGCAACCCGCGACGCCTTGCTGCATCTAGGCGTCCGTCCAATCCATCATGGGGGCGACGGAAAGGCGCAGGGAAGCGGCGTAGCGGGCCGCGGCGGTGGGGGCTGGCAGGGTCATGGGCAGGTGGGGCTGATGGGGGCGGGGTTTGCCCGCGCAATCAATAGTTTACCTGCCTGGGGTGAATGGCGGCTTTGGGGGGTGTCTCCTTGCGCTGGGATCACTGCGGTTGTTGATTTGGTAGCGTCGGGTGGACAAA